CCGAGAGGCATCCATTCAAAGTTCCGAATAGAATATTGAATGGGTCCTCAATTCCTTTGATCTATCATTGAAGTAGAACATAGGACATTGAGCTCGAGGAAGAAGAAGTCCAAAAGTAGGGCGAAATCTAAGATAGCTGCCGGAAGGTATGCTTATCGTAGATTCCATCTCGCTACGGAATTCTTCTAAAGTTGCTACTATAATATCGAAAGGTATGTAGTATTTATAGGTAAATTGCTCGCAATAAGAAATTATTGAGGGCTCTTCGCTGTCAGGTAAAGTTCGATAGAACTGATCCCAAGTCAGAGATGATCTATAAATACTATCATACGTCTTGTATGGTATAGTAATCAACGGCGATGGTACGGACTCTGTTCTTTTGGAAAGGGCCATAGATTTATTCATAGTAGGGTAATTACCCTTTATGTCTTTCTTGACGCCTGTTCCACTATAGAACGTAAGAAGTTCTTCTCTAGTCTTATTTTTAGGATTAGAGGGAACCTCCATTAGTCCATCCTTTGCCGGATCTAACTTAGGTAAACTCGGGTGTAGGCGGAGTAAGTTATTAAATTCCTCTAAACAGAGGAGCTTAACTCTATAGCCTAAGCGAAACCGAGATTTATAAGGTGCATTAGACAATTCTAATCCACCTAAAATCGAGGGCGCTCCCACGGGTATACCTAATTCAATCAAAACTTTCCATATATGATAATATGGGCTATATTTCCAGTTAATTCTGGTCTTAAACCTTTTTATATTATCTTTTATGATTTTTGGTTGAGAATACCAAGTACATTGCCCTGAAGATTGCTCTGGTGCTAATAAGAACCCCATGGGGTATATTGGCATTAAGTAACCATCAAGGTAATACAACTCAGTATATAATGCGTACGAAGCAGATAAGTAATCTTTATTTATTGAAATCTCACTCCCTACACTATTTAATAATAGTGTATGTCGTTCTGATCTCTCTAAAGTTGCTTTAAAAATTGCATCGTCACCAGTCGTTAAGATAGAGAGGTAATCTTTTGGAACTTCATTAGAAATTTCAATTAATTTTCGCTCCTTCTTAAAGGCTCTGGAAAGTGATAAAGGGTCGAAGTTATTCTCCGTTTTAGGGAATACCTTTCGAGTGATAGTAATCTTTTCATATTCACTTGAAGATTCAAATGAATAAAGACTTACTAAAGGAAGCATAACCCAACTGGTAGAAATACCCATAGGTTGGCCCCTCCTAGTCACCTTTCCAACTTTGCTGTGAGACTTATCCCACGTAAGTGGAACAAATTCACAGAACATCTTTTCATGACCGTCTTGGTAAAACTTATCATAGAAACTTTTAAAGAATTTATCTTCAAAATAGTGTTCTAGAGGTTTATCAAACCAACCATAGTCAGGAAAAGATCGAGTAACCCGGTAAGGCAGGATATCAGATTCGCTCAAGATAGTATATTTATTACATACTACCTTAACAGCATCTGACCACCAGTCTACACCAGGGTTAATGAGTTGATAGAAGTATCTAGTCATCTCAACCTCATGATAATCTGTAGCAATTCTAATATCTTGAGATCTGTAAAGACCTTTAGATGGTAAATTGAGAATATCATGTTGGACCCCTTCTAGCGAAGGGCGAATTCGAGGATCAGACCGAAGATATCCGTCTGCAACCTGTCGTAATATCTTAGAAAGTATCACAATAGGAGCGATGGTCATCGTCGGGATCCGGGTTTTATAACCCCTAAATCGAACAGCTAGACAAGCCATAGGTGGATGACTAGAAGGAAGATTACAATCTTCTTTACAGTGATCAGTATGGCTTATGGCCGGTTGTAATACGTCAAGACAAGAATAAATAAGATGATTAGATTGTCGATAGGGATCTAGTTCTATAGATCCTAAGGATATCCTTTTAATTCTTAATATTTCTTTGTCGAAGCGAACTTGCATCTCTTTACTCAATACATGAGTCATGAGATCTATAGTACGTTTCCGTATACCCCCAGTAAGTCTAGAATACTCTAGACAGGCACGGGTTCCAATAGTAATCGGATAAAAATCAGGAAGATCCTTAGGACGATAATATCGTACCCAATTGTCTAACCATGATTTTATCTGACTCAAATCATAGCTTCTTCCTGGTTCAGTCCATCGTTTGATAGTTTCATCTATCAAATGTGATTGACTTCCAGTGAATGCAGGTAAAGCCCGCATACATGAACTAGCTGATAATTTGTTGAAATCCGACACACCTTCTGGAAAGAAAAAATTAAGTTCACTATGAATTCGGGGTTTTCTACTGAAAACTTCAGATCTAAATGAATTAAAAAGTTCTTTAAGCTCGACACAAAAATGGTCAGGCTGAACCAGAAAGCGTACTTTCAATAGTTGAATATGTTTATCGATCTGTTGAGGTCTTTCATAACCCTTCCAATAAAGCCTCACGGCATTATAGAAGGTCGAAAAAACTTCGAAAGATACCCGTATTTTTTCAGACCGTTTCGATTTAGGTAGTAACTGGTCAATCTTATTTAAATAATAAAATCGATCATGTATTGTTATATACCTCTCAAAGCGTTTAGGAACTAATGGAGATGCTAAATACCCTAGGGTCTTAAGCTTCCGTATAGCTCTTTTGTCTGAAAAACGACTTAAACATTCTTCAACTATTTTAGCTTCTAGTTGGGGAAGTGGTCCTCGAGGAATGAAATTTCCCCGATGCAACTTCCAACCAAAAAAAGCTAAAGATCTAGGCCCAAAAGCCGATATCCGAGAAGGACAATTTATTTGAAAATTGTTTTTAATTCCTTCAATAATTCGAAAATCGGCTTAAGTCCTCCGAGAAAACTCTCAGAGGGGGCTTTAGATGAACTCTTCTTCTTAGAGAGGCCTTTAGGGCGTAACTTCACAGCAGGGAGATTAAGTTTTTTCTTATCTTCCTCTTGCAAAGGCGACGCTTTTTTCCATAAGGCTTTTCTAAGCTCAAGAGCTTTTCTCTCAGGCTCAGTAGCGGGGTTCTGGAATACTGCGACATTTTTATGTTGCTTTTTAAATTCCGACCACTCCTTATTGATCTCTGAGATTAAATCTGCATTAGATTTATTTCCAAGTGGCGAATGGACATTCATCCAGGAGTTAAAAGTAGTAGGTGTTAAACTACCACTTTTAAAATCTGCCTGGGCTTTGTCTGGATTCACCGCGATTGCCTTTCGGAGCCAACGGCGCGAGCCTTCGGTCCCTTTAGGTATCAACTTGAAAACAAGTTCTTCTACAGTACTTTTCTCTTTTACTATATTAGCCTTAGTCGAAGGAGCAGGAGCGTCAATCTTGACTTCTTGCTTAGCCTTAGGTTTCTGAGACGTTGTCTTAGAAACTTTAGGCTCCTTTGGCTTTGGAACGGGTTTTAAATCCTGTTCTTTAGCTGGTATAGTATAAAGAGAATCAGATGTTAGAAAAGACTCAAGAGTTTTTAAACTCTTATAGACTTTCTTTGGTGTGACCAACTTATCTAAAAGGACCTTTAAGGCTTTAATAGATTGCTTGATGACATCCCATTCTGAATCATCCAACCTAGGCAAATGCTTAGGAGGAGCAATATCGGAAACAACTCTGATTTGGTTTAACTTTTCCAAGTCAGAAACTGTTCGAGATAAAGCTTCTGAGATTTTTACTTCTTCTAAATCGTATACTAAGAAACGATCGTTCTTATATAGGAATAATCCTATAGGAGAAAAAAACGTTCTTTTTAACTTTATAGCTTGAGTAAAGCTCAGTTTCTTATTTCCATCTTCCGAAAGAATATATTGTTCAATAGAACAATCATGGGGCCATCCATTGAAAGGCTTTTTACAAGTCGAACAAGGGATGGGTCCATACTCTTTCAGAGGACCGAAATCTGGGTGGACCCAACCTTTCATTATCTTAGCTATCTCTTGATGAGAACTAACACAATGATAATAAAAGATAAATATATCTTTTGTTGTAAGGTGAGGACAACCGATAAGAGGACTCTCTAATCTAAGTTTCTGAAACAAATCTATAAAACCAGAAGGTTCTACAGTTTGTTCACCAACAAAGAAAGAAGGTCTTTTCTCAATAGGACTGGAGATTTCAATCTTTTGTGCTTGAGCAGCTTTTAATGGCTTATCAAGTATAACAGGTTGTTTCTCTTTTTTCAGTTTAGCGGCAGGCAATGAAGAAGTAACAACTTCAACATATGACTTGACCCCTAGACAAGAACAGTCACTAGGCTTATTACCACAATTCTCACAAAAAGTCTCGGTCTTAATCTCCTCCTTTAAATGGAGTTGATCAGGCTTTAGATATTTTGCGGGAATAGGCGATATTTTTTGGATTTTAGCCTTTCTATCATTAGAAAGTCTAATCTCTTTAATATATCGGAAAGCAGATAGAGATTCTGAAGGAATATCCTTTTCTAACTCTTCTTCTTGTTCCTTGGTATAAGGCGAAAATTTCCCTTCAGGAGTGAAGAGAGGGAAGTCAAAAGTAACGAATCTTACTTTAGATTTTCCTAATTGAGTATAAAACTTAATTAGGTCATCTAAAAGTTCGCCTTTTAACCCCTTCTCAGCATTAAACTGAAAAGCGGAAATAGCTCTAGTTAGGTGAGGATGCACTGTAGTACAAATACCATCCTTACAATATGTAATCCATTTTGTAAGAATATGTAATTTTGAACGTACAAATGCACTCTGACTTTCTAAGGCTGCTATAGTCTCGTTACACTTAGCGATAGCTAGACGATTAGCCGTAATATTCGACTCTTCGTGATTAGCTTCGTTATCGATAAGTTTGGAGGTATATAGATCTATAGAACTTCTGTTCTGATCTATTTTCTTCCTCTTATCTTTAAGTTCCGATTCTAGATTCTCCTGGAAAGAAATCATCATCTTCTTATTATAGGTTTTATCAGACGCTACAAATAGTAGTTCTGATTCTAAGCCTGTAAAAGAATATGTGAATCTTTCTGGGGGGAAATGTAAAGTCGATAAAGTTATACGTTTTTTTAATCTTTCGAATTCTTTTCTCAAAGATTCAGATTTATCAAACATATTCTTAATAGACTTTCTGGAGAGGACCAATGGTCCTTCTTCAGGTCCCCGAACTTTAAAGTCCAGTGGAGCTTGCCGTTTCACGGCACTCACCAAGTGTGAGTCTATTATGCCATAGATGGAATCAAC